CCAGGTCCTAGAAAAGCTGATGGTGAAACATTTCTAGAAGGTCGTGGTGAACTAATATCACCTTCTGAGGTATACATGAATTCCTCGTCAAACTTTTTTTTTCCTTTTGGAGGAATTTGACTCATATATTTATAAGCTAATTCCATGGCTTAGAAACTTTTCAATTATTCTAGCTGTTCATAACCTGATTCACTATTAAGGCGTTTAATAATAATTCCATCACCCTTAATATTCCAAGTAAGAAGTGTATTGACTTCCCAGTCAAGTGTTTCAATTAAATCTTCTGGCAACGTCACAAAGAGAGAACCATCTTCATGTTCCTCAAGCTCTATAAAATAACTCATTTGGAAAGAATCTTTTCCACAAGTTTATCAAGTTTAGTATTGATTTCACTAAATTCATCATTCATTCTTTCCATCTCTCTTATGTAATCTTGTTTTAAAACATATTCAAGAGGTAAGCGATCAATGCGATCTTCTAGTGTACGCATTCGACCAAAGACTTTTCCAACAAACCAACCTCCTCCAGAGACTACTGCAATTCCTATAGCGATGAGTTGTTCCATTAGTAATCCAGTTGAAGTTTTCCTTTGCGTGTTAAGCCTGTAACAAGCCAAACCAAAGCGTCTACACAATCATCATGAGAGCTAACACCAAAATTAGTAAGCTCTTCAAACATTGTTGTAAAGTTTCTGTATCTGTTAAAGACTATTTTACGGTCTTCAAACATTCCCATAATGCCTCTAAAGCGTGCCAGTTTATCTGCACGAAAACCTTTAACAGGGTGCCAAATCAAATTATAAAGCCCTTCGTTATTTAAACATATTCGTTTAAAGTCAGCTTCTAAAGAAGCCTGATACTGAACTGCTTCTGACCAAATGTCACAAGTCGAATATGTTGGGAAATATAAACCATCATCTTGTTTACCAATAACAGACCAGTCATTTAAAAGCTCTTTTAACGCATCTAGTTTTTCTAAATTACCCATGACACGTAGTCTTCTGTAATCAATAATATGGATTTTGTCTCCAATCCTTCCTCCCAAGATCATGACCGTATAGTCATTTTTTTCTTTAGTACCGGCTGAAAGGTCAACTCCTATTCCAAGCGTGTCAAACTCTGTAGCAATTTCAGCTTTTACCAAAAGCTCTGGAGCCAACGAAAGTTCGTTTTGCCTGACAATTTGATTCATGTACTGAAAAGAAAACGCAATAGGTGCTTGTCGTTTCTTTTCCTTCAGGTAATCTAGAGACCACATATCAGGCCAATATGACTCTTCCTCGCCAGTCACCTCGTTATTTAAAATGGCAGACAGAACAAGTTGCATCCAATTGTTTTGCGGACAGAACGTGGTCGAATGAATGTCATCATGACGGAAGCGCGTACCAAGGCAAATTGCCCGACCACCTTCAAACATCGTCGGTGCAATCACAGCATTCCAATTGTCTTGCATCATCTTACGGATATCTGGGTTACCAATATCTGAAGCAGATTTTATTGGGTCATCAATTATCACAAGCTGCGAACGTTTGGAAGTCACAGAGCCTTTAAGACCTGCAGCACACAATGTAAATTGTTCTTCACCTGTAACATCAATTCCTGCAAACTTATGGTCAATAGACCAGTATTCGTTACTGGTTACATTCTTTAATAGTTTTACAGTTGGAAAAACTTCTTGATATTTTTTTGATTCAATAATTCTTTTAATTGTTGCTGATTTAGAACGTGCAATATCAACCGTATAACTAAGATATAAAATTTGCAATGGCTTCTTGGCTTGCGTATGAATGCCAATAGCCCAAGCAGTAAACAAACCTAATACAGTTGATTTGGCTGATCCTCTAGGACCAAGCAAATCAATATTTGGGCCAGCAATTTTTAAAAGACATGAACTATTTTCATTAGTTACTAATTGTTTATGCCATTCTTTATGATGTTCAGCTGGTGGTTTATCAGCTACATATTCACAAAAGTAACCAAAGTCTATACGTGCCTTTTCAAATAATTCTTCTTTATCACTTTTACGTACTTTATGTTTTTTAGCGGCAGCTTGAGCATTCCGCCTGTAAGCAAGGTGACGATGAGAAGGCACTATTTAAATAACTACTGTCTAAATAGTAGCTTATTTTTTATCTTCTTTTTTGTCTTTAAATTTTTTAGCTGCCTTAGATGCCTTTAATCCCTTTTCAGCAGACTCTTCTGCTTCTTTACCTTTTTTAGATTCGTTCTTTTTTTTAAAGTGCTCCAACAATTGGGGAGGCATTTTCTTTTTAGACATCGTCTTCTTCTTGTTCTTCAGTGGGTGGTTGTTGATTCAAAAGATTTTGAAACGGCTGTGGTCCAGGTCCTTGTGTGTTTTCTGGCGATTCATTCATTAAATCTTGAAAAGCCTCTTCATCTGCTTGTTTAGGTGGTTGCGGAGGAAGGTTAGGACTGTATTTACGATTAGTAGCAATCTTATTAAGAATACTCTCAACAGATTGTTTTGTAAAAGGTTGTACGTTTTCTTCCATAATATTAATCTTCAAATTGCATTCTAGCCCACACACTCATTGATGCTTCTTGTAAAGGTCCTTCAATAGGATCATCTTTAAAAATAGAAGCTAACTCACGTAATGCACGATCAGCACCTGCCATTAATAAACCCTTACGGTCACGAGAAGAAACAAAAGAATCAACCTGGGAGATAGTGCCACGGAGTTCCTTTTGCATAGCAGCAATGCGAGCAACACCGACATCTCGTTTAATCGCATAATTTTCAATATCCATTCTTAACTTTCTAATGTCTTCTTGCATCTCTTCAATTTCATTTAATAAAACTTTGAGATGATCTGGCTTTGAAAAGTTATCTTTTAACCACAAATCAACAGCAGAAATGCTGCTGCTATAACCTAAAAATTTTGCGTATAAATATACTTGAATAGCAGAAAAAGTTTCTTCTGCAAAAGAACAAAAAGATTCTTTAGTTGCACTATCTAAGTTATCAACCCAATGATTAAAAACTTGTATATCAATATCAGAATCGGTAAGCTTTTTGCGCTTGGTCGTAGTCTCTTGCTTCGTCTTTTTCTGAGAACCGCTGCATTTGCTCATTAGTAGTGCGCTTTTCTTGTGCTCCTTTACCTATTGTTGCACGTTCTTGCTCACCAGCATCTTCCATTTTCTTTTTACTAAATTCATAGGCTACTCCAGCTGCTTGACGATATTTGTCAAGATCAAAATAATCGTCTTCTGCGTAAGTGCTATCTACATCAGCCATTAGAATAACCTAAAAATTTAAATTAGAAATTAGACATCATAGAAGCAAGACCTTGTGAATAGATATCACGACGGCCTTCTACTGATTTCTGACGTTGCTGACGCTTTTTAGACCCTTCAAGTTTATCTAGTAACTGTTGAAAAGTCTCTAGATCTACCGCTGCGTCGTCTTCGTAAGTACCACCAGCACTAGAAGTAGGAGTTGAGTCTTCAGCCATTTTTTAAACTTAGTTTACTTTTAAAATTATAATACAACCCAACGTTTATTAGAAGTTAAAGGATGAGAACAAAGATCCATATAGTTGAGCTTCTTTTTGTTTCTGTGCAACATCACGTGCCGTATCTCCTTTAATACGATCTGATTCAAGACCGTACTCTCCAGCAAGTTCTGTACCTGCTAGACCATACTCACCACGTACAGTTTCAACGTCTTTTAATCCTGCGTTAATAATATTTTGCAAATCAAGACTATATGCACCTTGTATAGATGCTACATTTTCTGCGGCAAGACGATTTTGATCAGCTAAATATTTAGTACCTTCTAAACCTCTTCCTGATGTTAAGTCAGCAATTTGCACAGATGCGTCGGAAGCATACATTGATGCATCTCTTTGAGCATCTGCAATATAAGTATTAGCAGTAGCGTTTAAATCCGCTATGGCATATTGACTATTATATAAACCTTGATTTAAAGCATCTTGATACTGGTAATCAATGCCCTTCGTTGCGTCATAAACACCTAAATCAATATCAGTTCCGCTATAAAGATCCGAAGAGCCTCCTGACCCTCCTGTACTAGATACGCCACCTCCTGTTGAGTCGCCAAAGTTTTTATCTTTACCTGCAGCAACATAGGCTTTGTCACCAACTTTTATACCTGCCCCTGGTTTATTTTCTTTATCTTGTTGGTTTTCTATTTTTTGTAAATAAGACTCAGCTTGTTCTTGGCTACCTCCAGAGTCGCCAAAATCCCTAATATCTTTATTGGTGATTTTATCATCACCGCCATACTTGTTTATAAAGTCTTGAAAACCGGAGCCCATTTAAATCACCTCAAGCATTAAAAATAGAACCAAATTTATCAGCTCTATAGTTCCTAGCCCCATCTATTCTACCAAACATTTCATTAGTACGTGGAGTACCTCCAAACAATTTAACTCCGCTTTCGGTACCTACTAACGGACCATATTTCATACCAGCAAGAAGTTCTTGTGAAGAAGGCATTCTATTTTTCATTCCTTGTGGAGTTTGTGCAAAATAAGTGGCATATGCTTGTTGTGCTTCTTTTGGACTACCTATCTGTCCTGTTGCTACTGCATATTTATCAGCAGCTTTAATTTGTTTTCTAGTTGGTTCTTCACCACCAAACATTGTGCCTCCAATTATGCCTGCTAATTCACGTCTATCTTTTTTGCCTACCGTATCAGTTAAAGCATCAAAATATGCTTTATCTCCTAAGTTCATTCCTGCTGTGTCATATATGTTTAATAACTGATATTTATCTAATTTGTTATCATCTACAGCAGTTTGCAATTGATCTATTCTATTGGATCCAAAAGGTGGTCCTAGATTAAATTGATCTTCTACATATTGACTAAGATATTCAGGAGGAGCAATCAGATCCATAAACTCATCCATGTCTATTCCCATCCCTCCTCCTCCGCCTGACGAACCACTACCACCACCTCCAAACAAGCCGCCTAAAATCTTGCTTGCACCAAACCCGCCAAGCGCAGTTAGTGCTCCTGTGGCTAATGCCGGTGCAACTAAAACCATTTCTTTTACATCTTTTATTTATTAATTATCGCAGACCCAAGTCAACCAAACATTGTCATGAAACGACCTGCCCGTGGCATTGCACCTGGTCTATCTTGTGCAGCCATTTGCATGCCAAAACTTTTAGTTGCTAAATCTTGGAATGGTTTACTCTTTTGCATATTTAATTGGAACATTGCATCTTCTTGACGACGTTGTTGTGCAAGATCTGCGTTTCTGTTTCCAAAGCCAAAGTCCATTAAGGCCGCATTTTTACCAGCTACTGCACCAATTGCAGATGCTTTCCAAGCACTTTCACCATAATTTCTAGAAGCTCGATCTGTGAAATAACCACTGGCTAAACTAGATAATAAAGGTCCACCTACACTTGTTACAAAATTACTATTTAAAAAGTTTCCAATGCCACCAAACATACCTCCATTTCCACCTGATACTGGAGGAGGCGCAGTTAAAGGAGGAAAAACAGCTCCTCCTGCGTAAGCACTATTGGGATTAAAACCTGCCGAACCATAATCAAAAGCACTCATTAGCCTATACCTCTACCCATTGGGTTAACTGACATGTAATTAGTCATTCCTGCAGGACTTGCATTGATCCTGCTATACGCATCTCTTAC